ATTCAATTTTATGCAAAATGAATTCATCAGAAATGCCAAATGTATACCCAACCAGGCAATAAATAATATACAATAAATATATACGAATGCCATACAAGGGTAAATGTTTTTCTACTTGTAGAAAACGCACTAAAGCGGAATGCGACCATCCACAATGCCGATACGTTAATGGCAACCAATACAAATATTGTCGTTTGAACCAAACCTATAAAATGAATGAGGCTTGCGAACCGGAGTTGCGCCAACGCGCCGATAAAAACAAAAAGGGAACTCGTAAATCAAAGAAACCGATTGTGATTGTAAATGAACTTCCTCTATCTCCCCCTCTACACATAATTCCAGATGAGGAAATGATTGCCCCTCCGCCACCACCAACGAGAGATGAGATAGCAGAATTTAGAGAGCGTGTTAAAAAGGCAAATGCCACCCGCAAAATCAAGGGATTTATGAAAAAACATGAGAACAAGCGTAGGGCACGTTTCTTGAAAGCCATATGTTCCGACGCAGATGTGTGTATGGCATTCGGAACAGAATCGGCCAAAATTAAACACCATTTCGACGATTTCAACAATTTCGATTTATTATCAAAACCGGTGAAAGAACTCGGTAAGGAATCGGTAAACGGGTTTGTGAGAGAGTTGGTATATGAAAAGGATGGATATACGGCGAATGCTATTTTGAAGTCTTCCACCTTACCCACTTCGGATAATTTGTTGTATGAGGGGTTGGTCGGACAATTTCTAAACAGAATCGGAAAACAATATCCTTCTTTTTTGGAAACATATGGAATATATTCGTATGACCCGAAACATCTTACGTATTACAATTTGAGAAAAAACAAACAAACGGATCCAGCGCAACTAAAGGTAGGTTTATCTAAAATGCCAATCATACAGAAAGATCACTTAGCGATGGCTTGTCAAAACTCGGTATATATGTCCGTTCTCATACAACATTTGAATGATGCGGAGACCGTAGGTGACCTCATTCAAAATGATGATTTTGTTGCTGCGGATTTATTGAATGTTCTATATCAAGTATACATGCCATTGGCAATGATGGCGAATAAATTCACCCATTATGATTTACACTACGAGAATGTTCTCTTATATGAACCGGTAAAAGGTAAATATATTCACTATCATTATCACGTCACGGATTACGCATTAGGTGGACCACCAACTGTAGTTAGCTTTAAATGTAAATATATTGCTAAGATCATTGATTATGGGCGGTCGTATTATAATGATGCGGAGAACCCCCGGTTTACCGGTAGTTCAAGCAAATTATATGCTGCAGTGTGTGCTGATAAAAAGTGTGTAAAGTGCGGAAAAGAAAAAGGATTCACATTGCTGGAAATAAAAAACAAAGCACAATTAGAAGCAGACCGATTTATATGTTCACAGATTCCCAATCAATCCCACGATTTACGGTTGGCATATATGACCCGATGTAGTTTAAAGATGTTCAACAAAACACATTTAGTAAATCCTGCTGTGATGAACGTATTGGAGAAAGTAAGTTTTGGAGAAGGTCTTAAATTAGCCAAGTTTCAAAAGGATCGGTTAAAGTTTTTGCCGAATGCGTGGATTCATTACGGAACAGAAGAAAAACTCGCGTCAGGTCTTCCATTAAAGATAAATAATGTAACCGACGCATACACTGAGTTTGAACGACTGGTATCCGACGAGTGGGCTGGCGCGTACAATGATGCGCAATACGCCGCTCTCGATAAATTAGGCGATTTACACATTTATGATGATGGCCGTCCGATGAGATACGTTCCAGTATAAAAAGATTACGGTAAACCATCGGACTTACAACAAATATATGCGAAGTGTATTTGTATAACAGCATTTAGTGTTTAGACGAGGGGATTGATCCGTATGCGCATCAATCTTCTCGTCTTGCCATATATGCTGGTCATGTGGATAAATCCACACGACCAGACATTAGTATTTTTATTTGTATGAACCATCCGAAAAATAGATACATAATATATAAACCATGGCCTGCGTTTCGGAATGTAAAGGCAAATCAAAATCCCAGTGCGAGGATGACCCAACATGTTCGTATGTTTCGGATAAGTTTTGCCGTCTTAGTTCGGCGTATAAAATGACTCCGCCCGACTGTGTACCTACCAAAAAATCCATGTATGCCGATTTGACCGCAAGTCGCAAAAAGGAAATTGCAGCATTCAAAGAGATTTTCAAGAACCCGGCTGCAAAAAAGACACCTACCAAAAAGGCACCAAAGCCAGAACTGTCCGGAAGTCGCAAAAAGGAAATTGCAGAATTCAAAGAGATTTTCAAGACCCCGGCCGCGAAAAAGACACCTACCAAAAAGGCACCAAAGCCAGAACTGACCGAGAGTCGCAAAAAGGAGATTGCTGCGTTCAAGAAAATCTTCAAGAATCCTCAGACCAAAAAAGCACGCAAGATACCGGACGGTCCACCCTTGGCGCCCGTCCCAGACGCGATTGACCAGAAATTCGCGGAAGAAGTGGTTCATAAACCGATGGATGTCGCTGAGTTTCGCAAGAAAATCAGTAGTCATAAAATCGCACGGTTTATTCATTCGAACCGCACGCGCAAAAACCTCTCGCACCTGAAAGTGGTATGTTCCGATTCCGACGTATGTATTGCGTTCGGTACCGAAGCGAACAAAATCAAACAGCACTTCGAACAGTTCAATAATTTTGCACTGATACGCCAGCCGTTACGTACGTTCGGTTCTGTTTCCAACAACGGATTCGTCAAACATCTGGTATTCGAAAAAGGCGACTATGTGGCCAATGCCGTCCTCAAGTCGTCAGTCAAAGTCACTTCGGATAATTTGTTATATGAGGGTATGGTCGGAATGTATCTGAATAAAATGGGCAGACAATTCCCATGTTTTGTCGACACATACGGTATTTATAAATACAATATGAATACTCCCGCTTATAGTGAAATGATGAAGCGTAAATTAACTCCTCCTGGAATATTGACACATGGACTAACCCGGCTACGCAATATCGATACGGCAGCTATAGCGGAATCGTGCGCCAATCCGCGAACCATGTCCGTTCTTATCCAATACTTAAAGAACGCAAACACCCTGAAGGATTCGTTGACTCCCGAATTTATCCATATAGATTTGATGACGACTCTTTTCCAGGTATATTTGCCACTCTCGATAATGAAAGATGAATATACTCATTATGATCTTCATCATGACAATGTGTTGTTATATGAGCCAGTCGTAGGGAAATATATTCAGTATAACTACCATTTTCCAGATGGAAGAATAATTCGATTCAAGTCGCGTTATATTGTCAAAATCATTGATTATGGCCGTTCGTTTTTCAACGACGATGAAAACGAGACTATCACTGGCAACTCGGCAAGATTATACACTCAATTATGTCGGTCGTGTGTTCGATGCGGCGAAGACAAGGGTTTCCCGTTTTTCGAAAAAACAAATCTCGCGAACAATTATTATATTTGTTCCCAAAAGAAAAATGTGTCCCATGACCTGGTGTTGCTGAATTATATGCGGTATTTCATTAAACACATTATGTACTCCGCACAATCGGTCAAGGAATTAAACCGAAATCCCGTGTTTAAACAATTCATTGAAAAACTCCATTTCGGGAATCCTCAAAGCAATGCGTTTTCGTACGGTACTCCCGAAATCGTCCGGTCGGGATTGCCCGCGGCAATAAACAACGTAAGTGACGCAAGTGCGGAACTGGAAAACATTATTCATAACGCAATGTTTAGCGCATACAACGACGAGAATTATTCGAACATGGATTCTCTCGGTGAATTGAATGTGTATACTGATGGCCGTCCGATGCGGTTTGTTCCTGCTGCCTAATGTCTGGTCGTGTGGATTTTTAATCCACAGACCAGCATATATGGCAAGACGAGAAGATTCATGCTAATGCGAAGCAGAGGCATCAATCCACTCGTCTAAACATTAAGTGCGAAACGTATTACGGATGTCGTCCATGGTTATTTCCGGGAATTCATAGGCCGAATAGTCGAGAGTCGATTCGTCCAAGTCTTCCCAGCTATCCAACAATACCACGGGATAATGATTATACTCTAAAATCATCGAAAAGGGAGTGCGCAACATAATCGGGACCACGCGGAGATACATACATTCCCAGAACCGATGTGTATCGACGCCATGTCCTTCGGGACAAATACAAAACGCATACTCGCTCAAACGGCGCACATTTTCCTCGTGTGATACATGCTGCAGCCAAATGATGCGCGACAGAGCATCGCGGCACGGATTGCGCACAGAAGTGTTGGTCATGACATCAAAATAAAAATAAATACGTTTGGTCTTGACGGATGGGACTACTACCGAATTAAACACCGAGAGATTGCCGTGTGGCCATTGACTGTTCGCCAATCCAATCGGGAGAAGTCGTAATTTAGGGTAAATGATACACTGGTTCTGTGCGTACCACTTTATCAAAAGCTTATGATTCAATATAAGCATCGCTTCGTCGGTCTCGACGATGTTTTGGTCGGAGTTGTGGCTCACCAAAACAAACGGATTCTTGAAATACGAGAGTTTGGTCGAGAATTCCGCGATGCGATGGCCGTAGCAGAACACCATTCGGGGGTTGTTGAATGGATGATTGATGGAACGAATGACTACGTGTTTATAAATTTCGCGGGCAATAGTCGGATTAAATCGGAAATCGTCGAGAGTGCCGAGATATATATCGCACTCTCGTTGTATTCGTTCACCAGTAATCAATATTTCACTTTTGGAAGCCATAGTATGTATGTTCGTAGACTAAACGTATCCTTTTATTCGTTTTTTCGATACATTCTTTTTCTGGGCGCAACATATCTAACAATGAACATTGTATTGGTTTGTATACGCAATTTTCAAGAGTATATTCTACAAAATATCAAACAACTCCTCCATTTAGGTCATCAAAACATATATGTATTGACTAACACCGAATTCTTCGCGAAATTCTCCGAGTATTCTGCCCAAATCATGCTCATTAATGTAGACCAGCTACACGAGAGTTATGGATACGATACCAAATCCGGTCTCGACGACGAGTTCCGAAACCAATTCACCAAAATGACTTCCTTGCGATTCTTCTATATTTACGAGTTCATGGATAAATACAATGTTCGCGATGTGATACATTTAGAAAACGACGTGCTGGTGTATTACAATTGCGACGTCTTGGAGCAATATCTGGACAAACGATACGTATACTTGCCGTTTGATACATACCAACGCAATGTCGCGAGTATTATGTATATTCCCAGCGCCGAAGTGTTCAAAACCATCTTGGACCATTACCATCCGGGAGTCATCGACATGTTTAATTTCGGTATTATCCGACACCAAGTCGACGCGATCCGGCAATTCCCTATTTTCGCAAACATGCCCGGATTGACTCCCGAACAACAACACGTGTCTTCCAATAGCCACATATTCCCGTATATTTTCGATGGGGCGGCAATCGGGCAGTTTATCGGCGGTATTGACCCAGCCAACCGGGAAGGCGATACACGTGGATTCGTCAATGAACGTTGTGTTATCAAATACAATCAGTATTCCGTCCAATTCAAACAAGTGGATGGAAAAACGCGACCAGTGGTGATTGTGAATGGTCGTATATTGCCCGTCTTCAATTTACATATCCATTCCAAGGACCTTGCCCTCTATACAAATCAGTTTATACAATAACTTGGTTGCCTCCCCCAGTGTACCATTTCAGCATTTCTAAATGCGTGCGATTGCCTTGATAATAGGACAAGACTCCGTTTCGGATCATGAAAATGGTTGGGTATCCGCCGTTGACTTCGAGTTTCTCGCTGGAATTGCGCAGATAGGTATTATTGATGCGATCTATTTCCGATTGCTGTTGTTTCTGCTCGATTGCGTAGATGACATAATTGGTTTTTGGATCACTCCGACGGTGCTTGATTTGGTGTTTTAATAATTTCCATTCGGGTTTCAACGCCCTGCAGTGTCCGCACCAGTTTGCGTATATTTTACCGACAACCACAACGTCTTTTGGGTGCTCTTTACGCTTTGTTTGGCGCCGTTTATGAGTTCTATGCTTTGTTTGGCGCCGTTTATGAGTTCTACGCTTTGATACATGCTGTCTTTTGGGTTTGCGACTCTTGTTCGGCATGACTATACTATATGTATGTATATTTTTTAGGGCAAAACCTTTTCGAACACTAATATATAC